TCGCTGGAAGACTGATCGGGTGCCCTATCTGCGCCAGATCATGGAAGTGATGACGCTAAGCCATCCGGCCAGGCGCGTTACCTTCCTGAAATCCGCGCAGATCGGCGGGTCTGAGGCTGCGCTGAACCTTATCGGCCAGGTGATGGCCGAAACGCCGGCCCCCGTGCTGGTGATGTTGCCTTCGATTGACATGATGCGCGGCTATAATCGGCTGAAGCTTGATCCCATGATCAGCGCCAGCCCGGCCCTGGCGGCGCGCGTGGAAGAAGTGGTGGCGCGATCCGGTGAAGAAAGCACTGCCACCTTCAAGCGGTTCCCGGGCGGGTATTTGCAACTTCTGACCGCCAATTCATCGGCCAACCTGCAGATGCGATCTGCCCGGGTGCTTTTGTGTGAAGAAGTTTCTGACTATCCGATGGATGCGGATGGCCGCGGCGATCCGGTTCGGCAGCTTGAAGCCCGCGCCATCATCTATGCGGGCCGCGAGAAAATCTGCAAGGTCTCCACACCGGCTGAAGAAGGTTCCTGCCGCGTCACTGCAGCTTATGAGGTTTCCAGCCAGGGTAAGTTTTTTGTACCCTGCCCGCATTGCCAGACGAAGCAGACGCTGGAATGGGAAAGCCTGCGCTGGCCAAAGGGGCAGCCGCAAGCCGCGCAGTACCATTGCAGCGAATGCGGCACGGGAATTGACCCCATAAACCGCCCCGCGATGCTGACGCAGGGCGAATGGGTGCATGCAAAGCCGGAATTGCTGACGGAACACGCGGGCTTCGCGATCAATGCGCTGTATAGCCCGACCATTTCATGGGCGGATTTGGCCGCCGAATTCGAAGAAGTCAAAGATGATCCCGAAGGCCTGAAAACCTTCACCCAGCAGAAGCTGGGCCGCGCCTGGCGCATCGCGGGGGAAGCCCCGGAATTCCAACGGCTTTATGACCGCCGCGAAAGCTGGGCGCCTGGTACTGTCCCGAAGGGCGGTCTGGTTCTGACCGCCGGCATTGACGTTCAGCGCAACCGAATCGAAGTGTTTGTTTGGGGTTGGGGGTGTCACCGGCAAAGCTGGTTGGTGGATCATGTGGTGGTGGTGGGCAGCCCCTTCGCGTGGCGGACCTGGGAGCAGGTCTCCGCAGTATTGGAAACGGTCTATCCGCACGAATCGGGCGGCGCGCTGCCCATCCGCCTATCCGCAGTTGATTCGGGTGACGGCACCACCACGGCTGAGGTCTATGCCTTCGTGCGCAAAGTGGGCGCGCGCAAGGTGATCGCGGTTAAGGGCCGCGATAATCAGCCCCAGGCCATCGCGCCAGGCGGCAAGGTGGATGTGAAGCGTTCCGGCAAGCGCGTGGGCCAGTTGAAGCCCTGGCTGGTTGGTTCAAGCTACCTGAAGGGTGAATTCTACGGCCAGTTGCGTCTGGAAAAGCCCACGGCCGAAAGCGGTGCGCCTTATCCGCCCGGTTATGTGTTTCTGCCAGAGCATTTGGCCGGCGAAGAAATCTGCCGGCAGTTGGTTTCGGAAGAAATCCGACGCCACAAAATCCGCGCCGGGCTGTTTCGGCAGGAATGGGTGAAGACGCGGGAGCGAAATGAAGCGCTGGACGGCCGTGTTTATGCCCGCGCCGCGGCTTCTTTGCTCGGGATTGACCGCTGGAAAGAGCCGGATTGGGATCGCGCAGCCCGCGAATTGACACTGTTTCAGCCCGCCAAGCGTGCGATGCAGCCCGCTTTGGACATAGAAGACCAGCCCGATGATCTGGCTGGCGAAGATTTGGCCCCGGATGACGTGCCGGAAGTGCCTGAACCCATCACCAGGCCGCCACCGCCCGCGAAAACCGGGCGCAGCCGCTTTTGGAAGCAAAACCGCGCCGGTCTCGCCGCGCGCTTTTAAGGAAACACCGCATGGCAGTGCTGGATGCTCCGCCGCTCCGTGCGGCTGCGGGCGATACATGGGCTTGGCGTTGGGCAAACGCCGAATATCCGGCAAGCGCGGGCTGGGCGAATAATTGGCGCGTGGTGGGCGATGGCGTGGCGCTTTCCGCAGCCGCGACCGCGGAAAATGACGGCTTTCTGGTGACCTTCGCGGCTTCGGCAACCGGCGCGCTAACCATCAGCGCGCGCGGCGTGCCTGCCACGCTGATCAGTTGGGTGACGAAGGCGGCTGAGCGCTTCCAGGTCTATAGCGCGCCGATCTTTATCTTGCCGAACCCGGCCACCATCACGGGTGATCTGCGCGGCCATGCCACGCGCACCCTGGCCGCGATTGAAGCCATGCTGGAAGGCAGCGCGACCAAGGATCAGCGCAGCATCAAGATCGGTGACCGCGAAATCGCGCGCATCCCGATCCCGGAATTGCTGGCACTGCGGGATTATTACGCGAATGAGGCGCGGCGCGAAAATGAAGCAAACGCGCTGGCATCGGGCAGGCCGCGCACCCGGCGCGTGCTGACGCGCATGGGAAGGGGCTGATATGGCGCTGCTGGACTTCTTCCGCCGCCGCAAGGCTGATCCCGTGTTGCTGCGCGCACCTGGCGCTGTGGCAGTCTGGACATCGGCGCCGCAAGGCAAGCGCGGGCAGAGCGGCTGGCTTGGTGCGCAACCTTCGCGACTGCTGGCTGATCTGCCCGGCGGCTATGGTTTCGCGCCAAACCGCGATATTCGCTGGCAGTTGGACACGCTCCGCAATCGTTCACGCTGGTTGGCGCAGAATGAAGGCTATACCGCAGGCTTCCTGAAAAGCCTGCGCCGCAATGTGGTGGGCCCGAAGGGCTTTACGCTTCAGATGCAGGTCAAAAGTGACCGTGGCACGGGCGTGGATAAAAACGCCAATGACCGCATCGAAGCGGGCTTTGCGCGCTGGTCCCGCCGCGGTAATTGCGATGTGACTGGCCGGCATTCCTGGGTGGATATGTGCGGCCTGGTGATGCTGGCTGTGGCGCGGGATGGTGAAGCGCTGCTGCGGCTGCACCGCGCGGGCGAATACGGCTTGCAGATGGAAATGCTGGACCCTTCCCAGCTCGAAACTGACCGAAATGGCCGCCCCGAAGGCACAGCGCAGGGCAATGTGGTCCGCGCCGGCGTGGAATTGACACCCCTGGGCCGCCCGGCTGCGTATTGGATGCGCAGCCACGTGCCGAATGATGACCCGGCGGCGCTGAGCGTGCCGCTGCGCCAGACCGTGCGTGTGCCTGCTGAAGACATGATCCACTTGTTTCTGCCGGAATGGCCGCAACAGATCAGGGGTGTGCCCTGGATTAGCAACGGGATTCGCGCGCTGGCGATGCTGGATGGCTACGGCGAAGCGGAACTGACCGCCGCGCGCGTGGCCGCCGCCAAGATGGGCTTCTATCGCATTGATGCGGACGCGGAGCCTGATGGCGACCTGGAAGGTGATGGCACGCTGGTGCAAGAAGCCAGCGCGGGCACCTTTGAGCTTCTGCCCAAGGGCGTGGATTTTCAGCAGTTCGATCCTCAGCACCCCAATGCGGCGTTCAAAGACTTCGTGGCTGCCATGCTGCGCCCAATCGCGGCCGGTGCTGGTGTTTCCTACAATGCCTTCGCGAATGATGCGGAGAATATGAATTATTCCGGCCTGCGTCATACCGCGCTGGAAGATCGCGACGAATACCGCACGCTGCAGCACTGGATGATCAGCGGATTGTGTGAGCCGATCTTCACTGCTTGGCTGCGCGAAGCGCTGATCACGGGCGCGATTGGCCTGCCTGCCGGCAAGATGTGGAAGTTCGACGCGCCGCGCTTTGTGCCGCGTGGCTGGCAATGGGTAGATCCGCTGAAGGAAGTGGCTGCGGTGGAAAAAGCCGTGGGCCTGGGTATTGCCAGCCGCACCGCAACGGTGGCGGCGCAGGGCGGAGATTTTGCTGAAACGGTGGCTGAATTGCAGGCGGAAAAGGCGCTGATGGGTGATCTTATCCAGCCCGCCAGCCCGCCGCCAGCCCCGCCCGCCGAACCCGATGCAGATGATGAGGATGATTGAGCCATGAAATTCCCCAAGGGCGCGGAGCGCCGCGCATCGCGCGCTGCAACCTTTGAGCGCACCACGCTGAACGAAGAAACGCGCAGCATCGAACTGGCGTTTTCATCTGAAGCGCCGGTGGAGCGGTCCTGGGGCATTGAAATTCTCGGCCACGCGGAAAACGAAATGGACCGTGGCTGGATTGGTGGCGGCACTGCGCCGCTGCTGTTGGATCACGATGCCCGCCAGGTGGTGGGTGTGGTGGAAGGCGTCACCCTTGGCGAAGACCGGAAAGCCCGGGCTTTGGTGCGCTTTGGAAGAAGTGCGCTTGCCGAAGAAGTGATGCGCGATGTGGCGGATGGCATCCGCACCAATGTGTCGGTTGGTTATGAGCTTCTGGATATTCGCGAAGAACCCGCGAAGAAAGGGGAGCCGCAGACCTATCGCGCGGTGCGCTGGCGTCCGCTGGAAGTAAGCCTGGTGTCAATCCCTGCCGACATGACAGTTGGCGTGGGGCGTGAAGCGCCGGCTTCTGTTGAACCGCAACCCAAAAAGCAGGAGACCGGCATGGACCCGGAAGTAAAGGAACAGCCCGCCGCGCGGGCTGATGACGGCGCGGCTGAAGCCCGCCGCCAGAAGGAAATCATGGATTTGGCCACGCTGGCCAATGTGCGCGAGCAGGGCGTTGACGCGGTGCTGAAGGGCGAAAGCCTGGAAGCCTTCCGTGGCAAGGTGCTTTTGGCGCGCCAGGGTGAAGCCAAGCCGCTTGGCGTGGCCCCTGCCATGCTGGACATGACGCGCAAGGAAGTGGAACGCTATAGCCTGTTCCGCGCCCTGAATGCCGCGCGTGAAAATGATTGGTCGGAAGCCGGCCTGGAAATGGAAGCGCACAAGGAACTTTCCAAGCGCTTCGGCACCAAGCAGGGCAAGCGCAGCTTCTTCGTGCCGCTTGATATTCAGCAGCGCGATCTTTCTGCCGTGACGGCTTCCGCTGGTGGCCGCTTGGTGGCGACTGAAAACATGTCCTTCATCGAAATCCTGCGCGCGCGCAGTGTGGCGATGCGGATGGGCGCCACGCGGATGACCGGCCTTGTCGGCAACGTGACCGTGCCGACGCAGACCGGCTCGGCCACGGCGGCTTGGTTGGCGAACGAAACCACGCCGGCTGGCGAAACCGACCAGACCTTCGGTCAGATGGCGCTCAGCCCGAAAAACGTGGCGGCCTATACTGAAATCAGCCGTCAGTTGATGCTGCAGTCTTCGCCTTCCGCTGAACAGATTGTGATGAATGATCTGGCGGCAGTGGTGGCGCTGGCCGTGGATAACGCGGCGATCAATGGTTCTGGCTCTGCCGGCCAGCCGCTTGGCATTGTGGGCACGGGCGGTATCGGTTCTGTGACCGGCACCACACTGGCTTATTCTGGCGTGTTGGAATTTCAGACCGATGTGCTGTCGGCGAATGCTTTGGTGAATGCTGGCACTGCTGGCTACGTCACCACTCCTGCGGTGGCTGCGTTGTTGGCCGGGCGTTCGCGCTTCACCAATACCGACACGCCGCTTTGGGAAGGTGGCTTGATGGATGGTCGCGTGGCGGGCTTCCCCGCCATGTCTTCCACCCAGATCGCCGCTGGCCGCATGCTGTTTGGTGATTTCAGCCAGCTTGTGATTGGTGAATGGGGCGCATTGGAACTTGATGTGAACCCTTACGCGAACTTCGCGGCGGGCATTTCCGGTGTGCGCGCTTTCTACACCGTGGATATCGGTGTCCGCTACGCGGCCGCCTTCAGCTACTCCACGGCGATCACCTGATGCCCAGGGCCGATAAGGCCGCGGCGCTGGTGGCGGGGGCTTCTGCTTCCGCCACCGAAGCCCCGGTGCTGGCGAATGGCGTGCGTGTGCGCGTGCTTCGTCAGTTTTCCATAGCCCATGAAATTCACGAAGTGGGTGAGATTTTGCATGCGCCGGCTGCCTTCGCGCGCATGCTGATCAATGCAGGCAAGGCCGAAATCGCGGTGGATGAACCGCTGGAAGAGTGATGCCGTGACCGCCTGGGATGATGCCTTCGCCACAATCCTGTCTGATCCAGATTTGGCGGAGGCCGCTTCCTATTACGCGCAGGGGCAGGGCCCGGCCTTGGCCCTGCGCGTGGCGCGTGATGCGCCAGACGCGACGGAACAAGCCTTCGGCGCCAGCATAGTACAGGCGACTGACGTACTTTCCGTGGCCGTGGCTGATCTGCCGGCCATTGCCATCGGTGATGTCTTCATCTTGGCGGATGGGGCGGAATTGACTGTGGTTTCCCAGCCCATGCGCGATGTCACGCAAACCGCCTGGCAGGTGATGTGCCGCCGATGAAGTTTGTGGCGCAGGTCACCGGCAACATCGCGGAATACATGAAGCTGGAAGCTGAAGGCGGCGCGCGCGCTGCTTCCCGCGTGATGGGTGAAGAAACGCGCCGGCTGCAGCTTGATTTGCGCGGCCAGGTCAATGCCGCTTTCGGTGCCAAAGGGCGCGGCCTTGGCAATGCCTGGCGCGCGCGCACCTTCCCGCGCAGGCCAAGCCTGGGCGCTGCGGGGCTGGTTTGGTCCAAGGTGCCGGCCATTGTGGATGCCTTCGAAAAAGGCGCAATGATCCGGCCCAAGGGCGGAAAGAAGTTTTTGGCGATCCCCACTGGCTTCAATGCGGATCGCGGGCGCCGTGGCCGGGGCAATGGCGGCATGCGCGTGACGCCCCAGCAAATGGTGGCGAGCAAGCAAGCTTTCATGCGGCCTTTCAAATCAGGCAAGGGCTTTGTCTGGTGCCTGCCTTTGAAGCGTGGCGAAAACACCGGCAAGCAGCGCCGCACGCGGTTGATGGCGGGCGGTGTGGCGGAAGTCGGCACGGG